TTAGGCCCCTGGTTCTTTTTTGTTTTTGTAAAAAAATATATGTGAAAGTCCGTTTTTAAAAACGATTTCCCTTACATTGCTACCTTCCATGATGATAGAATCAATGATTTCATGGAAGAAATCCCTAAGTATTTCGCTGTCTATATCCATAGCTAATTTTTTAAAATAGATATAATCTTTATCCGCCAGTTCTTTTCCCATGATGAAGTAGCTGGCTCTTTTTATGAAATTCTCATCTGAAATAGTCTCAATGCCATGTCCGCGGTCTATCATGCCGAGACTCTCGTTTATTTCCTTCAAGTAGTCATCAAGAGCCTGTTTACGGATTATAAAGTCTTTTTCACCTATAGGGTTATCATCATACAGGTACATATTCATAAGCCGATCTAAGGCCCGTTCAGTCTTTCTCTTTTCAGCACGCAACCGTTTCAGTTCTGGGTCTATTGTATTTACTGTTTTCGGTTTCCGGAATCGTTTTCCTTCCAGCGGCGTTGTAGTGAACATGTTGAAACAGCTATCCAGTCCATCCTTGCCAATGCGATCTACGTCTTCAAATGTACCGCCTTTTAAAAGAGCGTCCTGCAAATCGGACGGATTATGTATTTTTGAGAAATCGCGTCTTGCATGCATCATGTTGAGTACGTAGTTAATTATGAACTCTCCAATGACAGGATCAGAAACAGATTTCGTGTTGCAGGTTTTCGTCTTCCGAAGATTTGGACATGCGTACTTAGAAGGCCTGTATCCAGATGCTTGCATCCTAGAAGGAGTAGAGACATATTGGCACCCACATGTTCCACAGTAAAGCAGTCCACCAAAAATATGTGTATTCTGTGATGTATGTTGTTGTCCAGGCTTCCTCTGCAATCGAGAGTTTGTTCGCAGAATACGATTTATTTTTTCAAATTGATCATCTGACAGAATTCGTTGATGGTGATCTGGTATCACGATCCATTCAGAAGGGGCTTTCTCTATTCTTACACCTGGAAACTTATAATGATTGTATCTGTATCTGCCGGTATAAAACGGGTTGCTCAATATAGTGCAGATAGTGACTGGGGACCATTCGTTACCGGCTCTTGTCCTGCATCCCTCTTCGTTAAGTATCCTGGATACCACAAGGAGAGACTTATGTTCCTCATAGAGATCAGCCATTTTATGGACTACTAAAGCTTCGTGCTCGTTGATAGAATGTGTTTTGGATTCTTTATCATAATCATAACCGTAGTGAACACGACCACCGTTCCAAAGGCCATTCTGGGCCCTGGAAAGCATTGTCGCCGTAACTCGTTCAGAAGTCATGTTTCGTTCCAATTCAGCGAAGACCAAAATAATTTTCAGCATTGCTTCTCCGATAGCCGTGCTGGTGTCAAACTGCTCGTTCTTGCTGACAAAAGTAACACCCAGGTCCTTCAGTTCTTGGTACATAGATGCAAAGTCCAGAAGGTTCCTAGAAACACGGTCAATCTTCCAGCACAGAAGATGGGTAAACTCTCCGGCACGTACTCTGCGCATCATGTTCTGAAACTCCGGACGATCAGTGTTCTTTCCAGAATAGCCGGCATCTTCAAAGATAACATAGTCTTCGATGCCAAACATCAGCTTTGCGTATGCAATGAGTTCCTGACGCTGCATCGGTAAAGAGTCTTTGTCTGCCTGGTAACTTGTTGACACACGCACATACAAAGCGGCCTTTTTAGGCGTCTCATTTGTAATATTTTTGTTTACGCTCATATATTTCACCTCATAAAAGAAAAAGCCCCTCTATGGGGGCAATTTCAGTCTATATAGGCGGCATATTTGTTCAGAACCGCCCAAATCACTTTTCGATCATCGAAAGAAGCTATTTGATAGCAAGCAATCAGTCTTTCAAGCTCCTTTACAAAATCACTCTTTTCGTTGCAATGATTGCAACAGATGTCTTCAGTTCCCGTAATGTTACCTCCTGTTCTTTTGAACGTACTCGAAGTAAGCAGGAGAAATCACGCTTGCTTCTTGGTCGTGTATTTATCAGGTATAACCATATGCGTTCGCAGAAAGTCCTTGCACATAGCCTGTCTGTCTTCCGGAATCTGATGAACAATATTCAACCATTCTTCATCCTCAAGGCTTAATATCCTTGATTCGGCTTCACTCCCGGTAAGAAGATAATCAGTAGATACGTGAAAGAACTTTGCTATCGGTACAATCAAATCCGAAGAAGGGCTTCCTTTACGGGTTTTCCAACCGTTTACAGTTGCTTTGGAAACATTGATGGCATCTGCCAATTCCTTTTGCTGAATAGCGTATTTGTCCAACAAGAAGAAAACACGTTCTCCAATGGTCATAAGAAATTACCTCCCATAAAAGTATGCAAATGATTACCATTTTGCTTGACAAATATGCTAATGTTGACTATGATTAGTTTGTACAACACAAATCAACACGAAAATCATTGCATTTTACATCATGTTTTGTAATCAAAGTGGTAAAAAATCAAGGAGATATGCCAGTATCCCCTGTCAGCGTTTGTCAGTACGCTTTTGCTTATTTTACAACAGATTATCCGTGGTGTAAAGCAAAATTCTAAGGAAGGAGGTAGACATGAGCCGTAAGTTATCGCCATGGTGCAAAAAAAGTTAAAAAGAAGCTCATTGACCTCGACATGACAACCACGGAACTTGCAGAAGTCATTGGCTTATCCAGAGGACATGTTTCCGCAGTTGTTAACGGAAGGTCATATTCTGCTAATACTGTAAAGCTTATCAGCGATTACTTGAACGTTCCGTATGATTGTGGCTGTACCTTATAGGTTATGAGCTTATTTTAAGCCATAAGGAGGATAAAAACAATGGATAGCAATTGTAGGAAACTGGGTGAAACCCCATATCGTGAATGTAGAAAGCAGGCTGCAATCTACAATGACGCTCTAGGCAGCATGGAAAGAGCTGCTGAAATGCTCGGTGTTTCTGTTAATACACTGAGTAATTATGAGCTAGGAGTCACGGTACCTCCGGTAAACATTATCATCGTGATGGCTGACCTGTATCGTGCTCCACAATTGAAGACAATGTATTGCAAGAATGAGTGCTTAATCGGACGGTGCATGCCAGTAGCTGTTGATGCCGGAAATATTGATAACATAGTGCTTCGGATCATTAAGCAGTTCAAAGAAAGCAAGATTGAAAGTTTAAAAGATAAGCTCATTGGAATTGCAGAAGACGGAAGGGTCAGCAAAGAGGAAACACAGGAACTCAACCAGATATGCCAGGAACTGGATGAAATGGTAAAAACGGTATGGGAATTAAAACTAATCCAGGAAAGGGAGTGCTGTTGTGGAAAAAGCTGAAAGAATTGAAAAGCGAATGAAACAGTATGGTTTCAACACACTGGAAGAAATGATTCAAACGATTGACCAGCAAAAACCAATAGATATTGGCATGTTTGTATTGCCAGCAAAAGGAAGTGGAATGTATGAAAAGAAAGGCGCTTAGTTGGATTGGTTACATATTGATTGGAATAGTCATCCAGTGTATTGCAACGATCCATATGTACCACGTAAGAGGCTTTATTGCAATTGGGGGAGAGCTCTTGATTCTTCCACTGATGCTTGTGATCAGAGCTACGATCGAAGATTTTTTAGAAGAATGGAGAGATAGCAATGAGCAATTTTGATTACGAAAAGGATATTGTTGAATCCTACAAACGAAAAGGCTTTGATGTATCGTTCCAGGATGTCAATGAAGTCAGAGAAATATGCAAAGTAAAACTGAAAGCAGTGAAATTTGAAGACAAGCGGTTTTATATGCCAATATTGTTTGCGGACGAAATGAAGAACTATATTTACCGTAAGACAATTAATGAGTATTCACTGGAAGTAACCAAATTATCAGAAACTCTGAAAAGAATGGCGGTGAACATGCAGAAAAAGATGGGGGTGTTCTTAGATGTGTGCGATATGCATGAAGATACCCTGTGATAGCAGATGCCCGAATGCTCCAGAAATAAAACCTGTCCATATCTGTATAGACTGCGGCTCATCAATTTTCAGCGGAGAGAAATACTTCGAAGGGCCAGACGGCCCTATCTGTAAAGATTGTATGGATGATATGACAACTGATGATGTACTTGAAATGCTGGGTGAAGAATACAGCACAGCAGAAAAGGAGGATATATATGGCATGCAAGCATGGACGGACTCATAGATGGAGCAGATATCAGCGATATAGCACTGGCAATCAAACCGTGTCTGTCAGAAAATCTGGAACCAGAAGAAGTCGTAAAAAAACTTGTTGATAACGGCTGGATAGATTCCAATTGTGAAGAGCTGTTTATCCATGACTGGGAAGAATACAGATACTATTACAACAAATATAGGGGGTGCGTGATGGCACTGAAAAAGATCACAACTCCGAAAGGGTCAATCATTAATTCTGGAAATGGGAAAGCAGAGATGACCTGGAATCCGGATTTTGCGGCAAAAAGGAATGCTCAGTTCAGCAGAAAGCAGATGTTTGTGGATTCGGAGGTGCTGAGAAGGTGTAGTCCGAGAGTTCCGTTCCAGACTGGTATGTTGGAGAAATCCGGCAAACTGGGAACGGATGTAGGCAGTGGGGAGGTAGATTACATTGCCCCGTATGCTGCCATGCAGTATTACCAAACCGCAGACACCAGACCGTATGATGCGAACCGAGGAGCACATTGGTTTGAACGAATGAAGGTGGCTGAAAAAGAAGACATTCTGCGAGGCGCAGATAAGATTTAGGAGGTCACATGGCAGTAAATAGTGTACTGGAGGGTATAACAGAGTATTTTCTGAAATGCCCTCTTTTGAAAGACGGTGTATTCCGGGTAGATGCCCTTGGGCCAGACCCGGTAGAGTACACCATAGAGACCGGGATATTCGACCCGGTAATCCAAAGATATGTAGATGGCAGTTCGGAACGGCAGTATCAGTTCCAGTTCGGTTCCAGGGAGTTTTACAGCATGGACCGGGTACAGAACATCGAGAACAGCACGTTTTATGAAGAATTTGCGAACTGGGTAGAGGAGAGCAGCATGACAGGCAACCTCCCGGAACTTCCGGAAGGAATGTGTGCAGAGGAGATAGAGGTTCTTTCCCCTGGATATATCTTTGACGGAGCTATGAAAAACGCAAGGTATCAGATTTCCTTGCGATTATTGTATTTTAAGGAGGCAAGTAAAAATGGCAGGTAATGTAAGTGGCGCAAGAGAAGTGGTACAGAGACACCAGTTTGCGGATTATCTGAATATCGGAACATCCGAAAAGGCGAACTGGGTACTGATGGGCGTTGGTTTCACAACACTGGATGAAACCTTCGGAGCAGAGAGCGAATCTGAGAAGTACGTGTGCGAGCCGTCTTCCTCTTCCTCTGTTGTGTCCTACACATCGGTATTTCCGTTTGAAGCAAGACTCATCAAGAGCCAGGATGCGGTCAACGCACTGTACCATGTAGGAAGAAACCATTTAACCGGCAGCGATGCAGAATTTGAGTATTGCAGAGTAGAGTTATGGGACCAGAAGCAGAACGCTTCTGAACCGGTTGCAAATACATTTGCGGCCAGAAAGTTCCTGGTATCCGCCGAAGTGAGCGGCGTATCTGGAGAGAAGAAGCAGAGCATGAGTGGAAATCTCAATGCAGTAGGAGATCCGCTTGACGGATATTTCAACACAGAATCAAAGACATTTGAAGAAGCTGCGGCTTAGAATTTGGAGGTAAAGTAATATGAGCATGTTAAAAATTTGTGGACAGGAATTAGAATTAGATCTGTTCGATGCAGACACGATGGAAATATACGAGAAGTCCCTTAACAAGGTAGTGGAAAGATCAAAGGAATCTGCGAAGCATACGGAGTTATCAAATGCAGAAGGCATTCGGGAAACGTGCGGAATCATGAAAGACTTCTTCGATGAAGTATTTGGAGACGGAACGGCTGAAAAGCTATTCAAGGGTAAAAACAACCTGGCAATCTGCATGGATGCTTTCGGAATTGTTTCTTCTGAGGCTGGTAAGATGAAAGGCCAGGTAAATGCGATTACCAACAAGTACAACCTGAACCGGGCACAGAGACGCCAGGAAGGTAAGAAAAATAAGCATGGCAAGAACGGAGCAGTAGTAACGCCAACCGGTAATGCGAGTGGGCGTGATAATTCATGAACCACAACATGCTTGTAGACCATCTTCCGAAAACGGTAGAAATTGAAGGTGCGGAGTATGAGATAGAATCAAATTTCCGCACCTATATTTTGTTTGAGATGATGATGCAGGACCCGGAACTCTCAGACGATGAGAAAGCAAGACAGGGGCTTGAGCTGGTATATCCGGAGATCCCGGAAAACCTGGAAGCTGCTGTTGATGAGCTGTTGTGGTTCTATGCTTGCGGTAAGCGGTGGAGAGAGAAGAGAGCCGGTACGGTCGAAGGGGCAGAAGAAGTGCAGAGGATCTATTCCTTCGAGCATGATGATGATTACATCTACTCAGCATTTCTGACGCAGTACCATATCGACTTACAAGACATTGAGTATCTGCACTGGTGGAAGTTCAAAGCTCTGATGAGAACACTGTCTTCTGAACTGGAGTTCAGCAAGATCATGGGGTATCGCAGTATAGATATTGATGCGTCCATGACAAAGGAGCAGAGGGATTTCTACCGCAGGAAGAAAGAGCTGTACGCTTTACCGTTGCCTGCTGATGAGGAAGAAAAGGTAGATGCAATAGCAGAAGCCCTTATGAATGGCGGCGACCTTACGGGACTGCTTTAATGGGGGTGGCTTGCTATTGAAGATGTAAAGAAGAAAATGATCCGGGTAGAGTGCCCGGAATGTAGATATAAAATGCCGCTGTTTTTTGAAGAGACAGCAGAATGTTCGGGCGTGATGGTCTCCTGTAAAGGTAGGAACTGTCATGCCCGTTTTGAATTAAGAATCAAAAACGGAAAACAGATCAAGTAGTGCCATTATGAGCCGATGATTGAGCCGAAGAATTGAGGTGAAAACATGGGCTATGATGGTACGCTGAAATTTGACACCAGCATAGATAGTTCCGGTTTCCAGGCCGGATTAAGCAAATTATCTGAACTTGCAAGTGGAGCCATCAAGGCTACCACAGCGATTCTCGGAGGTACTGCAACAGCAGTAGCCGGTATTGGTACGGCTGCGATCAAGGTTGGTTCTGACTTTGAAGCAGGAATGAGTAAGGTACAGTCCATTTCCGGTGCGTCTGCGACAGAGATCCAACAGCTTGCGGAAAAAGCGAAGGAAATGGGTGCCAAGACGAAGTTCTCAGCGACAGAGAGTGCCGAGGCGTTCCAGTACATGGCAATGGCCGGCTGGAAGACCGGAGATATGTTGAACAGTATCGAAGGTATCATGAACCTGGCGGCGGCATCCGGAGAAGACCTGGCATCTACTTCCGATATCGTGACCGATGCCATGACCGCCTTTGGTCTGGCGGCTGACGGCACATCAACTATCATTAAAGATGGATACACGAAAGAAGTATCAAATGCCACCCATTTTGCGGATGTACTGGCGAAAGCAGCGTCCAATTCCAACACGAATGTCGGAATGATGGGCGAGACGTTCAAGTATGTGGCACCCGTAGCTGGAGCCTTGGGATTCTCTGTAGAGGACTGTGCTACAGCAATTGGTCTGATGGCGAACTCCGGAATCAAAGCAAGCCAGGCTGGTACCTCTCTGAGATCGATATTCACACGAATGGCGAAGCCGACCAAAGAAGTGCAGGCGGCGATGGACCAGTTGGGAGTCTCTCTGACGAACAGTGACGGTTCCATGAAATCGCTGAAAGAGATTATGAAAGACCTGCGTTCTGGATTTGCCGGTCTGACAGAAGCACAGAAAGCCCAGGTAGCTGCGGCTCTTGGTGGACAGGAGGCGATGTCTGGTCTTCTAGCCATCGTGAATGCGTCCGATGAAGACTACCAGAAGTTAGAGGATTCCATTTATGATGCGGATGGTGCTGCGAAAGAAATGGCAGACACCATGAATGACAACCTACAGGGAGCGATCACACTTTGTAAGAGTGCACTGGAGTCTGTAGGTATTGCACTGTACGAAGAGGTACAGGAACCAATGAAAGAGACTGTCAAAGTCATAACCAGCATGGTTGAGGATATGAACAACGCTATGGCTGAGAAAGGCTTTGATGGTCTGATTGAGGCATTCGGCAACTCACTTGCTGAACTGGCTAAGATGGCGATGGATGCTGCACCGAAATTGATCGGAATAGCAGAGGATCTGATAGGGACGTTCGTAAATGCCATCATGGACCACCAGGAGGAATTTGCCGAAGCAGGGGCGACTCTTGTTGCTGAGCTTGTAAAAGCGATCATGAATGTAGCCGGGGACATGTGGTCTGCAGGTATTTATTTGTTTACAGAGTTCCTACAGGCACTTGCCGACCACTCAGAAGAAATCGGCCAGTCGTTCGGGGAAATGCTCAGTAAAATCGGAGAGGCGGTACAGGAAAATCTGCCGCTTATCATCCAGGCTGCGAAAGATTTTGTGGCCGGATTCTGTGAGGGGCTTTCGGAAGAGTTTCCTGGTGTATCTTCGCTGATCGAGGGATTTCTGAATGGATTCATAGATTCAGCAAGCACTATAATCCAGGGAATTGTAGATGTGGTTTCTAACCTGTTCAGCGTGATTGACGGAGCTGATCCTGGAGCCCTAGAGGCTGTTGGCTATGCAATCGGTGTGATTGCTGGCTCTATCGCAGCTTTAAACGTTGCTCAAAGTGTTATTCAGCCTTTAAGCACACTATTCTCCATACTGAAGACATTAAAGGGTGGAATTAGCGGAATTTCCGGAGTCATCGGAAAAGTCGTAGAAGGATTCGCGCTCTGGAGTGGTGGAGCCGGTTCGCTCATGGAAGTCCTGGAGCTGGAGTTCCCTAAGATTGCTGGTATCTTCAGTTCTATTGGTGGAGCGGTACAGAAAGTAATCGGATTCTTTGCAGAGTTCGGTTCTACCATAGCCGGAATTGGTTCTATTATTGCCGGAGCGATTCTTGCAGTTACCAATTTCGTAGATATGTTCGTGAACGGCTTCAGTGCTGTAAAAGAAGCTCTTATGGTGGTCGGCATTGCGCTGACGGCTGTCGGAGCGGTTATCCTGGGTGCACCTGCATTGGTGGCTGCTGCGATTGCCGGAATTGTAGCTGCGGTTGCAACGGCGGTTGTGGTCATCAAGGAACACTGGGATCAGATCGTAGAATTTTTCCAGAGCATACCGGATAAGCTAAGCGAACTTGGTTCGGCTATCGCTGAATGGGGCTCTAGTGTCCTGGATAGCATAGGGGAATTTATTGACTCTGTGATTGAGTGGTTCTCCGAATTGCCAGGAAAAATCATAGATGCGATTAGCTCACTGGCAGAGAGTTTTGCTGAGTGGGGAGCTTCAATGCTGGAAACGGCATCGGAAGTTGTAACACAGATTATTGATTCAATCGTACAGTTTTTCTCCGAATTACCTTATAAAATCGGGTATGCGATTGGATTTGTGATCGGTACTCTGGTTGAGTGGGGAGCAAATGTGATCAGCTGGATTGCAACGAACGTTCCTCAGATGATTGAGAATATCGTCACGTTTTTCTCCGAACTGCCGGGCAAGATTTGGAACTGGCTCGTAAACACATACAATAAGCTGGTTGAATGGGGCGGTCAGATGCTCCAGAAAGCCGGAGAGGTAGCAAGCAACTGCATAGACAGCATTGTGACGTTCTTCTCTGAGTTGCCTGGTAAGGTTTGGAATTGGCTAACTGATGCGTTCAACAGATTTACAACATGGGGTTCTAATATCCTGCAGAAAGCAAGAGAAGTTGGAGCCAACACGATAGATACGATCATTAATTTCTTCTCCCAGTTACCAGGAAAAATCTGGACCTGGTTAAGTAATACGCTCCAGAAAGTGATCCAGTGGGGTTCCGATATGGTGGCGAAGGGAAGACAGGCGGCATCTGATCTGTGCGCTGCTGTCATAAATGGAGTGTCGAATTTACCATCTCAGATGGCAAGTGTCGGCTATAACATTGTGATGGGCGTTTGGAACGGAATCTGTAATGCGGCCGGTTGGTTCAGACGCCAGGTGCAGAGTTTCTTCTCTGGCATCGTAGATGGTGTTAAGGGAGCCTTAGGTATTCATTCCCCGTCCAAAGTCTTTGCAGATGAGATTGGTAAATGGATTCCACCTGGTATCGGAGTAGGTATTGAAGCTGAGATGCCGGATCTGTACCAGCAGATGGATGATGAAATGGCAAACCTCGGAAAGCGGATGCAGACGGCGGTTAATGTGGAGACAGGAAAGATTGCTGTTGATAAGAAAGTCAGCACAACCTACAAAGTAGAGAAAGAAAAGCAGGGTGTCTTCGAGAGCGGAGATACAACGGTAGAAATTACCGGAGAGACACACGTTCATGTAGATTTGGACGGTAGGGAAGTTGGAGATACAACGACACCGATTGTCGATGAAAACATGGCGAGAATTGATACACACAAGAAGAGAGGAGGTTAATCATGTCGGGAGTAGGCATTACGTTTGATGAAACGCATTCGTTCCGGGACTGGGGCTTAAGGCTCAAGAAGATTGTTATCGGCATACCGAAAGCAAAGACAGAGTATGTGAGCGTCCCCGGCATGAACGGGGACCTGGACCTCTCAGAAGCCCAGAACGGCGGTGTAAAATATGAGATGCGGACCTTGAAATTCACATTCGGGGCGAGAAACTGTAGTTATGAAAGATGGAGCGGTCTGTTAAGTCAGATTGCTTCTGAATTGCAGGGAATCTCGAAGAGAATCATCCTGGATACCGACAAGGGCTATTATTATACCGGCAGGTGTGAGATAGAGACAGAGAAGAATAATGATGTAACGGCAGAGATTGTTATAAGCTGCAAATGCGAGCCGTATAAAATCAGCGTGGATTCTTCAGATGAGCCTTGGAAGTGGGATACGTTCAGCTTCATCAATGGCGTTATCCGGAACACCTCAGACATCACGATCAGCTCCGGCTCTGGCTGGCAGAAGGTTACACTGGACGGTTGGGTGCATAACGAAACGCTCAGAATTGTTTCAAATGCAGAAATGAAGGTAAGGTATCGTAATTCGACCTATACGATATATACCGGAGAGAATATCATGTATGACATTGTTCTGTACAAGGGAGTGAATGACCTTTACTTCCAGGGAACGGGCAAGGTTACGCTGATTCACAGAGGAGGGATGTTGTAGGTGTATACGATTAAAGCCTATGTGGACGGCAAGGAGTACACGATTCACGATGCCAGGGTAAAAGCACTGACCGTTGGCGGAAATCCGTATTTTGAAATTGGAGATAACATCAATGGTTCGGCAACCTTCAAGGTGTTTCCGACACACCCTTACTATGACAAGGTCAAGAAGCTGACAACAGACATTGTGATTTACAGGGATGATGAGCCGGAGTTTTACGGGCGAGTTCTCTATGACGATGAAGATTTTTCTGGAACAAAGAAAGTCTTCGTTGAAGGAGAGCTTGCCTTTTTATGTGACAGCATCCAGCGGCCGAAGGTTTATCACAACATATCGGTCAAGGCGTATGTGCAGGATTTGATAGATATTCATAACGCACAGGTGGAGGAGAGAAAGCGGTTCGTTGTCGGCAGAGTAACGGTAAAGGATTCTAATGATTCACTGTACCGGTATTCCAATTACGAGGACACCAGAACGGCGTTCAAAGAGAAACTGACGAGCAGACTTGGAGGGCATCTGGTTATCCGGCATGAAGACGGCCTGAGAATCCTTGATTACCTGTCAGATGAAGACTATTACACCAGGAACACGCAGGGCATCCGGTTTGGGAAGAACCTGTTGGACTTCTCAAAGAACATGGACGCTTCGGACCTGGCAACGTGCATTATCCCATTGGGAGCGAAACTGGATGAAGATGAGCAGGACCCGGCACTGGAGGCAATCTCTGAACAGAGAAGAACCATTGCGAGCGTCAACGGTGGTGTAGATTATGTCACAGATGATAATGCAGTGAAGGAATACGGCAAGATTTACAAGACAGTAACCTGGGACGATGTGACAGTTCCGGAGAACTTGAAGAAAAAGGCCGAGGAATATTTGAAGTCGGTACAGTTTGAGAAGATGGTGCTGGAGCTGAAAGCGATAGACTTAAATCTGACGGATGAATCCTTCCAGAGATTTGAGGTCGGTAACATGATTCAGTGCGTTTCCACACCGAACGGTTTAGACCGGGAGTTTCCACTGACAAAGAAGAAAGTGTATATTACCAGCTTCAAGAACAACACCGTTACGTTGGGCGATGAAACGAGTGCTAAGTCCTATACCTCGTCAAATCGCCAGAGTACGGCTGAAATGGAAGAGACAATAAAATCCTTGCCGAGCAAGACAGAAATCTTGCAGGAGGCTCTCAGAAGCGCACAGGACCTAATAAATAAACAGGTAGCCAGTGGATATGCAGTACACGTTCCGAATGAGTTCATTGTTGCTGACGATGTAGATTATAAGAACAAAGCCAAGAACCTGTGGAGATGGGGGCTTGGCGGTTTTGCTCATTACAGCCAGGGATATGACGGACCGATAGACGGAGTGGCGTTGACTATGGACGGAAAGATCAATGGTGAAATGCTTCTTGTAAATTCGGTCAAGACGGAATCTCTGGATGCCGGATACCGGACATCAGTAGAAACGAAGATAACAGAGAGTGAAACAACGGCGAAAAATCATGCCGATGATAAAGTCAGAGTTGCCAGAGAGGAGATAGAGAATTCTATTTCAAATCTGGAGAATAAGATTTCACTGTCAGTCCGAAGCGTGAAGGAAACGGTTGCCAGGAAGAATTACATTGTTGGAGGAGAGCAAGAATCGCTGAATCTCAGTAAGTTCAACTTATCCGGCTCAACAGGAATCTGTAAAGTCGAAAAAGCTGAGTTCCTAAACAAGAATGCGTTCAAACTGACATTTTCCGGGACTGGGTCGATCACATTGACGCAGAATCTTGGAACCTTAGAAGCTGGCAATTACAAGATTGCCGTGGAAGCTGCATATCCAGAAGGGGCAAGGTACAGACCGTCCTATATTCAGTACGGATTCTCGGAGAACAAAAGCACAGCGTATCTAAGCGGATACAAAGCTGATGAATTTCAAACGTTCGGAAAAGAAGTAAAAATCACGAAAGCAACGAAGTCTGTAGCAATCACGGTATATGGAAATTCCGGGAATATTCTGTACGTCACAGATATCAGATGCCTAAGAGATATGCAAGAGTTACTTGACGATTTAAACTCCAGAGTGGATGTGGAAGTTGGGAAAGTATCAGCATCAGTATCTGAGGTTTACGAAAATTCGCTTCACAACTATTGCAATAACGGAAGCTTCTCGGATAGCAAGGATAAGTTCACCGGATGGAGTAGAAGTGACACAGCACAGATAACGCAGACAACTTTCAGCAATAGAAGCTGTGCAAAGATTCAAAACACATCTTCGACACATAATATCTCATGGTATCAGAAACCGTGGGCAAAAAAGGGGAATGTCACAGTCAGATTTAAAGCGGCATGCGCTTCCGAAGATGCAAGTACGGCACGCATAAGAGTAACCATTGACGGAAAGACATTCTACACCGCTGCTAGAGAGCTGAGCAGTAACTGGAAACAGTTTGAGTTCACTTCATATGCTACACCGCCGTATTTTTACATATACTTTTATAACCATGTTGCAAATACGACCGTGTACATCACAGACGTGGAAATATTAGGTTACTTGAACGCATATGCAGAGTCGCAACTTTCAATTTTGAAAGATTCCATCACTGCGGAAGTAACAAGAGCACAAGGAGCTGAAGAAAAGCTAACAGCATCTATCAAGGTCAATGCCGATAACATTACTTCAAAGGTAAGCAAAGGCGATATGGGATCCTATATCACGCAGTATTACAACAACGTGATTATAGCTTTCAATAAAAACTCAAAATACGTGCAGATCAACCCAGGAGAAATTGCAATTTATAACAATGGCGTTTCTGATTCCAAGAAGAGAGCAGTATTTGACCAGAATGGAAGCCATTATTGGCGAGACGGTTATTATGTCGGAAAAATTGGAACCAATATGCTGAACAGTGACAACTCAAAGAAAGGTCTTAACTTTGACTTGGAATGGCCAGGAGCTTATATGGCCTGGGCGGCGCAGGATTATTCCGGAGCAAGCTCATACACAATGAAATGGACATATGTACAGAAAAACAAAGGATGGAGCGATTACACGGCAGGAAGATTACATGCTGGTTGCGATATTGATATGCATAACTGGACATTACGAAATGTTTCATGGCCAGACGGATCAATCAACGGAACGCTGAGATTTGTCCAAATTATATCCATGAATAGTGATGGTACGGCAGGGCAATGGTCCAGCAACTGTCTGATGCAGTTTAAAAACGGGATCCTTATAAAAGGAACCTGGTATGGTTAAGAAAGGAGATTACATGGCAGAATATAGGGTTCCGGAAAACCAACAGAGCAATATCCGGAAAAATGAGCAGTCAGAAATAGTAACCGCAAAAAAAACTAAGACTTTCACAGAAGAGGAGGTCTTAGCTCTTCTTGAAAAAGCAAAGGAGGTAACCAATGGATAATCAGAAATCGGTAGAAGTGACAAAACCAGAAACAACGGCACAGGAGTATTATGCGGATGCTAAGCAGACAATCACATTGGGAGTGAGAAACTTGATTCGAGCTTTCCCACTTCCGCTGTTTATGATTGACAGCATTTTGCAAGGGATTTTGCTCGAATATCGGAATGAAGCTTACATGGAGCTTGCCTCTACGGTGGACGATCACAAGCAGAAGACGGAAGAATACTACGAAGCAAAGATGAAAGAAATGCAGGAATCTTTTGAGAAAGAGAAAGCAGATTTAATCCAGGCTTTTGAAAATTCGGAAGATGCAGAATCTGAAGAAGAGGCTGACCAGTCGGAAGTAGTACCGGCAGATATCACGGTGAAGGAGATTACAGAGGAAACGGAGGTAGACTAAATGGCAAATATTTCTCAGGAGATAGATCAGCTCAGAAATGCGGTCTATGGAGAAGAAGTAAGAGGAGCTTTTATCTCCTGTATGCAGAAAATCCATGAGGAGAATGAAAGCTACAACAGCATCAAAGAAAGTGTAGATGCATCGGCTGCAACCATGAAGAAGCAGGTAGAGGCAATTAACACGAAGTCTGCGGAAGTTCAGAAAGCGTTGCAGGATCTGGCGACTTCCATTTCCAATGGCAAGAAACAGCAGACAGCACTTGAAGATGCTATCAAGAATGGAAAGACCCAGCAGACAGCCACAGAGAAAGCTACAGGGGATTCTAAAATTCAGCAAGCCGCTACCGAAAAAGCTACGTCAGATAGTAAAACTCAGCAGGTGGCATTGCAGAAGGTAGTAGATTCTGCAAAACAGGTGGATTCTGCTATCCAAGCATCAGTTTCTGCTGCAAACCAAGCAGCAAGCAACGCAAATCAAGCAGCAAGCCTGGCGGCTGATGCTACTTCTAAAGCTACATCTGCTGCAGTCAATGCAGCACTGGCAACGAAAGATACAAATACGGCAGCTGCTAACGCAAATAAAGCAGAGGAACAGAGGGCACAAGCTGAGACAGTCCGAGTTCAGAATGAACAGTCCAGAAGCCAGGCCGAAAGTGAAAGAACATCTGCTGAGAATGTTCGTATCCAGTCGGAAAATGTCAGAATCCAAAATGAGAAGGACAGACAGTCGAATACAGCAGATGCAATTTCTAAAGCAAAAGAGGCTACTCAGATACTTATTGACCAGGTCAATACCATTGCGTTCCGGATTAATGCGGACGATAACGGTCTTGACGTTGTTATTTTAAGTGCATAGGAGGTAAGTTTAGTGAGTGAAACTATAAACATTCCAAGAGACACGACAATGCAGTTACTTGTGAAAGTACACAGAGATCAGATCGCTGGAGAAATGGATCTGAAATACAAAGAGAAAGTTGCGGCGGCTACTTCTAAAGCGGAGGTGGACGCCCTTTTTGCTGAATGGTGGAAGATTCAGTATAACCCGGATCTTTTTACAAAGTCCGAAATGCTGGAAAGGTGGTTCGGGAATGTCCTGGTTGATACTAGAGTGCATGGTGTAACTACACCGAGATATTCAAAAAGCACATCCATGATCGGAGAGCTGACCGATGATTCCACTGGATTAACATGCACACCGTCTACAGAATCAACAGCCGGATCCGATCCTTTTGCACATCTTCCACAGTTCTGGTGTCTTGAGGTATCAGCAGAAAAGAACACGGACGGATCCCACACGATCTATTATGTGGAGCATATTGACGATACAGCAGACGTCAGATCCGGAGAACATCTTTGCTGGGTTCTCCAGAAGAATACTTACAAGAGGGAGTGGCAGGATAAAGATTATAAGTATCTGAAAACCAGATGTACGCCAGCACCGGGATACAAGAGATGGAAAGAAGGAACCGACCGAACCGGAAAAGTGCATGAGTATATGGCACACCCGAAGTATTATGCCGGAATTGATGCAGATGGAGGCATCACATGCGGAACCGGATTGAAACCAGTCAACCGCACTTCCCACCAGACAGGCGTTACCAGATGGAGAGGCAGAGGAGCACAGTATTCCGGAGCTTCCGGATCTCTTATCAAGTTCCTGGATGCCATGATGCGTTTGAAATATGGACGTAAAGGAAATTCTGGAAAGATCGAAGGTTGTACAAATTACAACTACCAGTACACAGTTGCAGTCAGTGAAACCGGAGTAGAGCGAGTGATTCTGACCAAAGAGCAGGCTGCAAACCTTCTGGTTGGTTCAGCTGTTATGCTTGGAATCCAGAGCGGATCTGACCGAAACACAGCAAGTAACTATTCTATCTTCGATGGAAAACTGATTACAGCCATCGAAACAGTGACTATTGAAGCAAAAGAATATTCAGCAGTCTATGTGGATAACGGAGGAAAGACTTTTGACACAACAGCCGGAAGCACATATCTTTCTACAAGCCCGTATTATTCCGGATGGAATGATAATGTTCTTGGCAGAGATGGTAGCAAGATCAGCCCGACTTCCGGAAAAGAACCAGGAATGATCCAGGGTGTAGAATTTATGAACGGATCCTATCTGATTGTCTCCGATGAATTATGGCAGTGGAGCCAGGATGCGAATGAGAATTATTGTTTTGATTGCTACAAATGTTACGATCAGTCAAAAGTAGGCTCTGCAATCAATGAGAACTACGAAAAAGTAAATGTTCCAACATTGGTATTTCCGAAAGATACGACTGCCTGGACATGGAAGTATATTACTGATAATGCAATCAATGATGATGTTCTATGGCCGGAGGCAACCAACGCAAGCGGAAGCGGCGTTGGAGTGGGAGCTGGCTTCTATTGCGTTCCTGCGGCGTCTGGTGTTCGTGCGGCTTGGTGCTTTGGCCTCTTGGGCTTCGGTGGTCATGCTGGCTTTCCTTGCCGTGCCTCGTTCATTGGGGTGTCTGCCGCTAGCTGGAGCGGCTCTCTCGGAGCACCTGGTCTTGAGGGTTAAAAACGGGGTGAATGCGAAGCAGAGGGGCAGTAAGCCCCTTTATTGTCTTATTTGCAAATAAAATAATTTTAGGGTTATACGGTGTCTGGGAGCTGGCTTCAATTACGAACCTGCGGCGTCTGGTGTTCGTGCGGCTTGGTGCTTTGGCAACTTGAACAACGGTGGTAATGCTGGCGTTCCTTGCCGTAACTCGAACAATGGGGTGTCTAACGCTAACTGGAACGGCTCTCTCGGAGCAACTGGTACAATTTTGAAAAGAGTATTTAAAAATCATTGCACCGTATAATCCGCGCTTATGTGCGAAAATAACTTGAAACCAACGAGGCTAGTACCTACGGGGAAAGCCACGGTAGTAACCAGATGATAGTAAGGAGGTTTGATGAAAACCTATTGCAAACCGGCAACCGTGAATGTTGAGGACTGGAAATTCAACGAGGTTGCCGTAATAGAATGTTTCCGGAATAAGCGTGGCAGAAATGATTTCCAACGTCTGCTCTGTAAGACCGGAAAGATCACAAAGCGTCAGATTGCAGAAGATCGGCTGAACAAGGATTTTAAACGAACCCTGGAAGCTGAATCAGAAGTAGCAAAGATGCTGACGCAACGTATAATCAACCGAGATCTACAATTAAAACCGATTCGCCAATTTCAAAGAATTGACGGACTGACGCAGAAGCTCCGTGATATCTGCCAGGAATCTCCAGAACAGCAGGTATTTGAATATATCGGAGTATATGCGTTGAAACCTCTTTTCAGAGCGAAGATTTTACCGATTCAGTACGGAAGCATCCCTAATAAGGGAGGAGTGGCCGGAAAGCGGAAAATCGAAAGACTACTTCGGAAGAAATTTCATGGCAAGGTAGTAGCTTTGAAAGGAGATGTTACAAAAGCCTATCCCTCAGTGACAATCCCGGTTGTCATGGAGATGTTGAGAAGAGACATAGGCAAGAATAAAGTGCTGCTATGGTTCCTGGGTGCTCTTATGAGCAACTATCCTGGGAACCATCTTTGCATAGGCGGATATCTTCCGGCATGGCTATTCAATTACGTGATGTCTTATGTTCTGAGATATATTTACGAGCAAGCCCAGATACGCAGAGGAAAGCGAAATAGGCTTGTATATGCGGTTGTATGCTATGCGGATGATTTTACGATTTATGGCGATCTTTCAAAGCTAAAAAAGGCAATGAAGAAAGCCACATCCTGGGCGCATGATAAGTTCGGGTTGAAGATAAAAGATATCTGGCAATTCTACCAGGTAGCTTCTTTTGATGAAGAACGGGAAAACCTGGAGGAACGAAAGAAAGGTAGTAAGAAGAGAACTCCGGGAGTTGACATGATGGGCTATGTAGTCCGGAGAAGATACACAATCATTCGTGGAAGAGTATTCCGGAGAATCCGAAGACAGGTGCTCAGAGCCTGGATGGATTTTAGGGAAAAGGGATTTATCCCGTGGTGGAGAGCTTGCCGGATTGCGGCATACAAAGGATGGGTAAAACATAGCAACAGCCTTAAATTCAGAGTTCTATATTGTTTTGATGAACTATTCAAAATGTGTTCATACAGTGCAAGTAAGCACGGAAAGGAAGTAGAAAATGAGAAGAGAATCTTACTTATCGCAGCCATCAGCGATTGAGGTTTATCCGGTATTTTCCGGAACTGATGTTATCATGCGAAAAAACATTGAGCTGGTGGATAAAGAGGAGATCCAGGACGGGAAGAAAGTAAAGACGAAGATCTGGGAGTGTGATGAAGTTCAGTTCCATTACCAGGGAACAGTGGCACAGGAAGAGATTGAATCCAATTTTGATTACTGGTTTGCAAAAGCAGAGGAAGTCCCGGATCCTTCCAACGTGGAAGATCTGAGCCTGGAAGATGCAAGAAAAGCAAAGTACCAGGAAATCGCATCTGCATGTGAGCAGACGATTTATGCCGGAGTAGATGTGAGTACATCTTCCGGAGTGGAACATTTCAGCTTGACAGAAAAAGATCAGCTGAATCTTTTTGGAAAGAAAATGCAGTTGCTAGCTGGAGAGGAAAAGCTGGAATACCATGAGGACGGGCATCCTTGCAAGTATTTCTCGGCTGAGGATATGCAGAACATCGTCAATAAAGCAATGTTCTATGTGTCTTATAACACAACGTATTGCAATGCTCTGAATATGTGGATCAAGTCGGTAACGAAACCTGGAGATCTGGATCAGATCCAGTGGGGAGCAAAAGTTCCGGAGGAGTTCCAGAACGAAGTTCTGAAAGATTACATGAAGATCATCGCATCCGGAGGTATTGCATAGTGAAAAAATTCATAAAGTACCTGACGCTCTTCCTGATCGGAGGGGCGTTTTATTATGCCCTGGAAGTGCTGTTCCGGGGATATTCGTTCTTAGCGATGGCAGGATGCGGCGGACTGTGCTTCATTATCTGCGGTGTGTTGAATGAGAAAGACAGGTGTATGCCCCTGGTTCTCCAGATGGCGATAGCGGCGTGTGGAATTACGGCCATTGAATTTGTTTTCGGGTTAATTCTGAATGTGTGGTTTGGCCTGGGAATGTGGGATTACAGCAATATGCCGGGAAACGTCCTGGGGCAGATTTGCCCTCAGTTTATGGTGGTGTGGTTCTTCCTATCGGCAGCAGGAATCTTTTTGGATGATGTGATTCGTTGGAAGTTCTTCGGAGAGGAGAAACCGCATTACCATCTGTTCGAGAAAGGACCGTCGGATAAATGACGAAGCTACAGATTATCGCTAAATTATGGTCTGCGGTGTATGACCTGGTGTTTCTGGTAAAGGGGACGCCGACGAAGACGCTGGAGCAGATAGAATCAGATCTTGACGTTATCGAGTATGCGTGCCGGAAGTATGTGGACTGCGATGATGATGAGATAGCAATCGGGAGTGAAGGAGGTGTTGCATATGCGGGTACGAGCACAGCCCGGAAAGCGGATTAGTCCAAAAGTTCCGGAGTAACAGCAGAAAGGAGAAACAGAACCAGTGGAGTTATGGATAGCTGCCGGGGTCCCGTCTGCGATTGTGGCATTCTGCTTTTGGATGCTTGAAAGACGTATCCAGGAACGGGCGGAGACTGAAAAGAGCGAACGGGCACGCAGGCAGAAAGAACAGGATATTAAAGAAGAGAATCGTGAGAAGTTGCAGTACATGATGCTGAAAGCTCTCGACGGTTCTCTTTGTCTGTCAGAGGCTACAGCGAAAGCGGTACAGAGGATTCCAGATGCGAAATGCAACGGCGATATGCACAAGGCGTTGGATTACGAGTTGGATGCGAAGCATGACCTGGAGAACTTTCTGACAAGGCAGGGAGTGAACCATATCACAGAACAATACAGGGAATAAAAAGAGGCTCTATAAGCTTTTATTTGCTTTTGTAGCATTTTAGCAATAATTTCCCTACTTACACAATTAAAAATGTTACAGGGAACTATCAGAAGTTTACAAAGTATAACAGGAGGAATCTACATATGGAATTATTAAATTATTTAAACCAGGTACCGCTGCCAGTTCTTATTCTGGTCATTGCAGCACTGGCAGTCTTGACTGTGGTCATTGCTTACCAGTATGCAAAGATGCAAGGCCTTGAAGGCATCCGTGAGAACGTATATCAGCTGATTCTGAGAGCTGAACATCTCTATACGGAATCTGGCCAGGGTGAACAGAAATTGAAATTTGTTGTACGTCAGGCGAGAGGCCTGCTTCCTGGGTGGATGCAGTTATTTATCACAGAAGACATGATGATTAAATTGGTCAATGAATGGTTCAGAGGAGTCAAAGATTTACTGGACGATGGCAAAATCAACGGTTCACAGACAAAGAACGCATAGCAAAATGCACAGAAAGGGGTATGTATTATGGCATTAAATGGTATTGATATCAGCGGATGGCAGAAAGGTATTGACATGACGAAAGTCCCTGGTGATTTCGTTATCATCAAAGCAACTCAGGGAACAAAATATGTCAACGATGATTGTGACAGAGCCTACCGACAGGCAAAAAGGGCAGACAAGCTGTTAGGCGTCTATCATTATTTTTCCGGCGGTGACCCGATCAAAGAAGCTGATTTCTTTGTTTCAAACATCAAAGGATATATCGGCGAAGCTATCCTGGTTCTTGACTGGGAAGGCCGGATGAATGAAAAGTTTAGCCAGGGTCCCGCAGTTGCGAAGCCGTTCCTGGACAGAGTAGCTAAGCTGACAGGCGTCAACCCGTTGATCTATATGTCTAAAAGTGTATGCCGTGAGCATAACTGGTCAACTGTCGCAGCTAAGTACGGTTTATGGGTTGCTCAGTATGCCAACGATAAACAGACGGGCTACCAGACAAAACCATGGACAGATGGTTCCGGTTACGGCGCATGGAAGAGTCCTGCAATCTTCCAGTATTCATCCCATGGCAAATTATCCGGATACAGCGGAAATCTTGATATGGACATTGCTTATCTGGATGCGGCCGGATGGAAAGCATACGCTAAAGCAGCTGGTCACAATACAAAAACAGAAACATCAAGTTCAACAGAAAAGGCACAGGAATCAGCCCCGAGTGGTTCAACTCTTGACCTTGCATATGGTGTTATGAAAGACAAATACGGAAAAGGTGACGAGAGAAAAAAGAAGCTCGGTTCCCGATACGATGAAGTTCAGGCAATGATTAATCATATCGCCAACGCTTCTGCCGTAACACTGGCAGCTGAAGTAAAACAGGGAAAATACGGAGATAATGAAGTCAGAAGAACCGTCCTGGGTTCCAGATATGATGAAATTCAGAAAATCATTAATGACCAGGCAGCTAAAAGTTCCAAAGTGTATTACACCGTAAAAAGCGGTGATACATTATCCGGAATCGCCAAAGAGTACGGGACAACCTATCAGAAGATTGCACAGCTGAACTGCATTTCAAATCCAAACAAAATTTATCCGGGTCAGAAAATCCGGGTAAAATAGCATGTAACAATTAGTATCTATCAGACCATTTTCCTGGCTTCAGCAAAATGGTCAGCTAGAACAGTCTCTAAAACATAAGTATCATTCAAATAGAATAACATATCACGCACTCGCCCCTGGTATCTTCGGATGCCTGGGGCATTTTTCTATTTGCTGAAAATGAGTGGTTCAGATAAAAGTATTTTTGTCAAGAAAAATAATGAATAAAAATGCAGAGCCACTTTTGACGAAAAGCGTCCCAGTGGATTAAAGAGAAAGTCTGCATATACTCCTTCACTAAAAGCAAAAGAGCCATAAAAAGCAAATTACGGCTTTCTATGGCATATCGGACTATTACAAAAGATGTTACAAATGTAATCAGTTTCTACCTTATTATAAAGTGACTAGAAATGTGATGTCAGCAATGACATACACAATGATTGAAAAATGACTTTTGAAACAGGAATTTTCTCTACCATCTGACATGAGTTAAAATCTCCATTGCCCGGAAGAATGTAAAAACATATCTGGACAAATACGCTGAATGACTGGAAAAATGATATCACAATGACGGTGCTATATAATAAAATAAAAAATATAAATATTATATATAAATATATATGTGTGCTTTGTCACAAATGACGTCCCATTTTCAATCATTCATAGCTTCACTTCTTATTGCTTCGTAAAGACCGAAGTAGTCAACCTTCCTTGGCTGAAGAGACAGCAAAGACTGGAAGGTAATTGTTTTCTGATTCGAGACCTTCTGGTCTAATGTCTTTGTTGCGATCACGTAAAAATCCCATAATGATAAATCAAGTATGTTCTGTTCCCGGCTCATGGCAGTCCAGACACAGAACACGTACACGTCTGAGTGCCGGCAGTATTGAGAATCGGCTGAGTAGTTGCCGGATGAGTCCAGCGATTTTGCCGGTGCTATTCGGAAAGAGATTCTTGCTGGATGCTCACTCTCCCAGGCTTGTATGTATGCGGAAGATTTAACTTCTACACGTATGCCGTCCGGACTGAGCAAATCGTATGCATCCATAGATACTCGAAAATCTGTTCGGGGGGGGGTATTTCTACATTGGGTATTCATAGCTTCACGGACTACGAACTCCGCAAAAGCTCCACGGTTTACGTTCCGGATCAAGTCAGAGTAAGCCCACGACCAGAAATTCAACATTGTCTTTCCAAGATCTTTGTCTTTGAATATTAATTTTTCGTTTCCAGTGTACATGATTTCACCTCTTGCGTATTTCTTTTAGCATATCAAAAAGTGTCATAAAAAACAATTACAAAATGTAAAAATAATGCTTGACAGCCCCGCGCGTATGAGTGATACGATTACGCCACGAAAACAAAAAACACCTTGAAAGCACAGCGATGGAGGTATACGAAATGAGCTTATTGATGAGAAAGCCAATTGAAATGACAGCAAATTCAATCCTGGTCCCATGGGAAAGCTGGTGGTTCCTGGAAGAAAAGAGTTTCCAGGAAAGATGTGGAAAATCACACAGCGAATACAGCAAAAAGAAATTGAGAAGCAACTTTAATCAGTTTGCTGATTCGGACGGATTCAAGCAGCTGAAAGACTATGACCTTGGCGGAGCAGTTGGAGAGCCAAAAAATTCCTGGGAAGAACATAGATGGACTTCCTGGAGCTGTAAGGACATGAAGGAAATGCTTGATGAAGTTGGCCTTCCTTGGAAGGATGGCGGCAGTGTAAATTACATTTCAGTTTAAGGTGAAAGAGAGAAGAATATAAGATGGCAAGATATAGAGAGTTCAGAAAGATTGACAGTGACATGGTAAGAAGCATGTGCATCAGAGAAAGCTATTACACCATAGGAGATGTGGATGCGTACACGCATCTGCTGGTTGACCTTTGCGACTACAAGAAAGAAATCACGATGGATGACTTGGAGGAGATTACGGAAGACATCCTGCAGCACTCAGATGTTAATAGCTTCTGCGGTCAGTACGGATGCTCAGAAGAAGAGCTGTTCGATAGCACATTATGGAAAGTGATTAACGACTGCTGCAAGACATTCGTTGAAAGAATTTGATAAGGAGATATGTACGATGAGTAGACCGGAGTTTCTCAATACCGTAACGATTGGACAAACCAGACAGAAATACAGAGATAACGTGAAAGCCCTGGATAACATTCTTGAACTGGTACTGAGCGGGAGTCTTGAAGAGGCCAAGGAGATTGCTGGCGAATGGGTTATTAATCGAACTATAACAGAAATAATTATCCAGCAGGAGTACATCCGTGAGCGAGAGAAAGCCAACTGGGGGTGGGACAGAGGAGATGTGGATTTCAGCAAGCAAAAAAACTGCATATTAAATTGTAACGAAACTGCTTGACTGCCAGCGAAACAGCCTGCTACGATTACGATACGATAAATCATAACCAGTGATTATCGGAGTAAGCGAAAGGAGGACAGTCCGATGGGGAAACATAAGAAAAAGCCCAAAAAGGACAAAGAAAAAGAACTGCTTGAAAAGCAGTTACTTAGAACACAGATTGTGGAAAGCGTCTCCAATACAATTTTCACAACTGTATCAATTGCGATAGCGATTGCAACAGCGATTGTTGCGATTTCTAAGTAATTGTTCCAAACAGTTCAAACGGTTCGGGTAGCTTGGGAGCGACCTCTCCCTCGCTACCTGGATTGTACCATAAAGGAGGATAATTGTAAATGAATAAATCAGAGTTGAAAAAGGAAATTCAGAAGTCAAGAATTAGAACATTGCAAAAAGTTCAGTATTCAGCATTTTTTCTCGTGCTGGTCGAGGTTGTTATCTGGGCAGCAACAAAAATGAGTCCGAAGCTCCTGGTTGCAATTCTTTTGACTTGCGCAGTACAAGTAGTAGTTGGACTCATGATGCTGACGGAACTTGCCGTGCATAAAAAGGATACAGATTGAAAATGATTACAGTCACTGATGTGGCTGTAATTTTATGCCCGAAATCCGGGAGGAAGGAGTAAACAATGGGAAGATTGAAACATTACAGAAACTGTGAAGTTGTAATAGCTCCAGAAGAAGAGCCACTGAAGTATGCTGTTGGCTGCGAAGATGAAATGGTTCACCAGGAACTCAAGTGCTGTAACGCTCACAATGAAATTGGAAAACAGAATAACGGGAAAAGATTTCTGACAGATAGAGAAATTAAATCCCTGGTGGAACAGTTCGTGAAAGATGATGATATCATTGCACAGACGTATGATGAAATCGCAAAGAGAAGAAAGGACAAAGATTTCAAGTACAGCCTTGTAAAACAGGGCGTATCAATGACAATCGTTTCAAGATTCTGCGAAATGGGAATCGCCAGACCAAGTGCTATGAAACTTGCAATGGGGGTTGTAAATATCCTGTATGATCTGTATGTAGCAGACTGCCAGACAAAAACCGAGAAAAAGGAATCTAAGGTCATTGAGGAAATAGTTGAAGCAGTACCGTCGGTATCAGAAGCGATAGAAGAGACGCAGGAAGAACCCGCACCGGCAGTGAAACTTGAAAAAGAACCAGACGAAACGTCCGAGAAAGCCTCAGATTCACAAGAAAGCAATGAAGCGGAAGAATCTACCTCAGGAAGCTCAGAAAAGCAGCATGCGGATTTCAGAAGGATTGTCGTGTCTCCTAAGAGCCTTGGCCTTGAGGATGCGGTCATCGAAGCAGGCAAGATTAAAAGCCTCATGGAGATGATGGACAACTATTACTATGATTACCTGTCGGCAGATGCCAGTGAGAAGATGCAGTCTTTCTATTGTGTGTTTGATATTTTGAAAAAGAGATACGATGAATTTGAAGATGGTTTACAGCACATTATCTACGGATAAAGCGTGGCTGTAATTTTTTTATCCACAATTGTAAATATATTGCTTGACATAGTACGCAGATGTAGATTACGATTACGTCACGATAAACAATTACAAATCGCAAGGAGGAACAGATCAGATGATGTATTCAGAATTTTTGAAAGGAACCGGAGCACCGGAAAATTCAAAGGTATACGAGCAGTTCTTGAAGATTGAGCAGATTTACATGGATTGCAATCACATGTCAAAAGAAGAAGCATATCGCCTGTGGAAAAGCACATACGGCAAGGAAGCTAGATTGGCAAAGAAGGAAAGAAAAGAAAGAATCCACCGTCTTGCAATGCCGGAAGAACAGTACCAGAAGCTTCCAGAGCCAGACCAAATCAGAATAGGAAATGAGTTACATAAACTGTTCTGGAATGCTTATTACAACCGGGATAATTCTGCTTGCAATATAAGCAACGACAACAGATGTTATATTGACCGGTTTGGAATTGTCTGGTTTGTAAAGAAAAGAGATGTTAGATGGTTCTGCTATGACTTATTTGCATACAGCGATGGAAAAGTTATTGATGCAAATTACTGCGAACGATGAAAGGAGAAACAGACATGGAAGTAAAGAAGTTAAGCGAAGCGGAAATCAAGGAAATTTGTAGAGAGGCTATTCCTCACATCGAGGCATTGCAGAAGCTCTTGAAAGACAGAGAGATGAAGAATCTTGGAAGTCTGACATTTAGTGCTGATGGCTATGTAACATTCAGCGTTTATGACACCGGCTGGGAGCTGGCGAAAAGCGGAGAAGGAGAATACCGTTTGAAACATGAAATTGGATTGGAGGAGAAGTAAGATGGAGAGCTACAGAGAGTTAAGAGAAAGACAGCAGAAGGAGTTCAATGAATTGCCGTTAGGTTTTGCATTTTCAGACAAACAGTTCTATGAAATGATGCAGAAATGGGGTCTTGACCCGATAAAAGACCTGGACAAGATTTACAAGATTCCTTTTGGTGGATTCTTGCAGAAAAAAGACTTGAATTATTACCATGAAGTTATTGAACGTCACTATGATGAGATGGAAGCGGCTAAGAAGTCAGATACGGACGGGACAGGGTTCTTGTATCAGATGTTCTTGTATGAATTGGATAACCACGAGTACGGATACACCGGAGATCTTGAGGATACGCTGGATTGTCTGGGATTAACCTGGGAAGATCTGAAAGCGCCACCAGTAATGCTGAAAGCTCTGGATAAGGCTTCGACAGAAATCAGAGAAAGAGAGGGATGCTAAAATGAACAAATTTATAATGGCGTGTGAATGCCCGATGTGCGGAAAAGTATGCAAGAGTGATGGTGTTACGGTGGATTTAACAGTTGAGGAGAATGTAGTCTCACTGAATAATTTCAGCTGTGAATCATGGCACTGTGATGACTGTGATATTGATTTTGGAACCTGTGAAGTTGAGAACATTATTGAAGCATTTTAGAAGGAGAAGGGACAATGGCAAGAGAAGAGCTGAAGACAATCGAAGGATGGCACAAGAGCGGCTGCAACAGTTGGGATGAATATTGCAAGCCCGGAGATATGGTAGACCAGGGAGTAGCAGACTACTTCCTGGATATCTTGCCACCACGGACCATGACAAGAGATTACTTCCAGGTAGGAGAGACGCATAGTCATGCAATCAACCCGAAGACGATGAAGAACTGCGGTACATATGCAACATTCGCTGTAAGAGGAAAAGAGACCTGGGAGTATTGCGGAAACTGCTTTCCTCACATGTTTGTAGACGTTGACAAGTTCAAGAAACGGGATAGTGTGCAGGAATTTTTGCATGAGACATACAAGCTGGTGTGTGGGATTACACAGGCTCCGAGACCTCATATCTTCTGCACAGATGGTTTTGAAATGAGCGTCCAGGCTGGAGGTGGATTATATTGTGAGCCACGGGTGAATCTGGAAAGCGGAGAATATGCAGCTTGCGAAGTCGGATATCCAAGTCAGAAAGAAGAGTTGTTGATGCCGTATATTGAAGATCTGACAGAACCGACAAAGGCAGTGTACCCGTATGTGCCGGTTGAAGTGATTGAGCAAGTGATTGAGAAACACGGCGGCTGGTTTGACGCCAGGATTCCATTTGCATAAAGGAGGCGAAGAGGTATGAAGAAATTCATGAAGAGCATGAAGAAATTCTTTAAGACGATGAAGAAGCTGGCAAAGTAGAGGTGCAGGAGTATGAACAAAGCAAAAAACATGACAACCGGGGCAGGATATCTGCTCCGGAGAGAAGATTACAAGAGAGTTAAGAAAATGGACCGACAGCAATTTGAATCGTTCTGCCAGAATCTTTACATGGCGGCATATGAAGAAGGGCGGAAATCAGTCCCGGGAATTGATATCACAGAAGTTCAGGAAGCAATCAGTGAAACTCCCGGTATAGGCACAAAACGATTGCAGTTAATTATGGACAGTCTCAATAATAGATTTGCGGAGGTAAAATAGTATGTATTATGATTATCCAGAAGATGAATTTTACTCAGACGGTGAGTATCAAGAACAAATAGATATACTGAAAACGGCTGTCAGAAATTCTGTCAAATCAGAGATTCTTGAAGAAATGAACAGACTGAGAGCAGAAAACGAAAAGCTTCAAGGCATCAAAGAACATTTCGAAGAAATAGAAAGAGACTTCGAGATAAAGAAAGCCGAATGCGACGGGATTGTTCAAAATGCAGAATTTACTGCCAGAACTGCGAGGCTTGTAAAACTGATGAAAGACCACAAAGTTGTAAAGTGGAAGAGTAGTCGGGAACTGGTATATGGGCCAAAATGTCAGAGATGTGACAAGAACAGACAAGTAGAAGTGACCTTACCATCAGGGAGAACTGTAAAAGATACGTGCAAATGTGCGACCAAAGGTAAATGGTTTTATTATCCTAAAATGTATATTCTTAATAGCTTCAGTGACAGGTATGGTCGTGGAACGATAGATGCCTACTACAAAGAGAGCAAAAGCAACGATGATGATGCACACTATGAACTATATTCACACGTCCTGCGTGACGATTTAACGAGAGACGAAAAAGAAACAGCTATAAAAGAACTTGACCGAAACGTTCTTAAAATCCTGTTCAACAGTGAAGAAGAGTGTCAAGCAGTATGCGACCGACTCAACAAGGGCCTTGGAAATTTTATGTATACTGATGAAGGTAAAGACATCAGAGAAATTATAAAAGGAGAAAAGCCGGATGAAAGTTAAGATTATCAGTAGTTTTGGTGAAAATGTATTTGAGATTCCAGAAGAAAAGGTATGGGCCGTATTACAAGAAGCAGCTAAACAGGCTAAAACAAATACCAGCGAACAGCCCTCTGCATCACAAGAACATCCAGTATCCCAGAAAGAAGAGTTAGAACCAGAATCTGAAAAGTCACGCAAAACTCTGGAATACTACATTGAGAAGCAGCGGCAAAACCGGGTTGACAATTTGTTCGGTTCTGCATGGAGGGAAAAGATACCGGATGTTGAAGCTCAAACTACTGAACCGAGTAGGCCAGTCGAAGAAAAAGAGTACAGCGGCTTCTTGCTTATCAAATGTGATAAATGTGGAAAGGTCAAAGCTTTCTGTTCCAAAGGAAAGATGACTTCCTACAACTGTGATTGCGGCCATGAAACACACCTGAATAATTTGCGTCCATTATATCTCCGATGCAAGTGTGGCTCTGAGTTCAAATATAAGACAAACTTTCAGACATCGGAATTTACCCATAACTGCCTATCCTGCGGAAAACCTGTAAATCTTAGATTGAACAGCCGCAAGACAGCCTATGTCACAATCCGGGGGGGGTATTGATCGTGACAATGCAGTATGTCGGCGAAAATACGGTGCATCATTGTATGTGTAAAGGAGAATAAGAAATGATTATGAATCTCATGGATTTAAAGTAACCGCAAAAGAACTTCCGAAATCATGCACAGACTGTCCGTTCTGGGTGGCGGATGATCTAATTGAATTTGGTCTTTGCTTCATCACCGGTCACGTAATCCGGGTGGATGAAAAGAACGATAATGAAAGAATGGATGATTGCCCAGTTACAGATGACAAAAGTATGATTTAGCTGCGTTACTGTATCAACCGGGGATGCGATGTTTATAAAATAATTGGTAACTGTTCAAGTACATTACACTGCATGTCCTATGCAGGTAATGTACTTTTTATTTCCGATTCCCGGATAAAACCGAAAATTCATAGACAACCCGTATCATAAAGTGTTATAATGGAGCGGTATGATGCCATAGAGATAACATGGTATCAGGATATTATTTCATATACTACAAAAAGGAAAGGATTATATATGGACGTAGACAGGGAACAGCTTCAGAAACTCAGAGAACAGATTGGCAGAAAGGCACATCTGACATCCATGCTTGACAATCTGTATGTTCAGGAAAAAGAGCAGAAGGAAAAGGTTGAAGAACTGCGACAGGAGAAGGAAGATGAGCAGAAGGATGTAGACCGGCTGGAAGACAGAGGTCTGACAGCTCTTTTTTACAGTCTCATCGGAAAAATCGACGAGAAGATGACAAAGGAACAGAAGGAAGCTTATGCAGCCTCCGTGAAGTACGAAGCCGCGAATCAGGAATTAAAGGCCATTCAGTATCATATCCATACATATGTCAAGGAACTGGATTATCTGAAGGGATGCGAAGCAACCTACAATAAATTGTTGAAGGCAAGAGAGGACGAGATTCGTCTCAGGAATTCAGACAAAGCGGACAGATTACTCCATCTCGATGAACAGATATCTGCCTGCAGCAGCCGTATCAAAGAACTTCAGGAAGCTATTTCAGCAGGACAGAAAGCCGCTTTTACAACAGATTGTGTACTTAGCAAGCTTGATAATGCAGAAGCATGGGGCACATGGGATATCCTCGGCGGCGGTTTACTCAGCACAGCAGCCAAACACGGCAACCTGGACGATGCCCAGAGCTATATTACCGAACTCCAGATGGATCTCAGACACTTCAACACAGAATTGACTGATATCTCCGTTCAGACGGATGTTCATGTCAACACAGATGATTTCCTGCGTTTTGCAGATTACTTTTTTGATGGCATCTTTGCAGATCTGGCTGTTCAAAAGCGTATCAAGCAATCTAAAGAACAGGTTCAAGGAATTAAAACCGAGATTGAATCCGTTCTCGAGGAACTGGAACGCATGCTGGATGAGGAACAGCACCTGAAAGAGACACTTCAATCAGAGATTGAAGACGTCCTTGTAGAATAA